ACACCTGACTGAACAGTGCCAGCGTTACGAATACCATAAGCTGTTGTTGCTCCGGTCACCGTTCTGCCAATTATTAGAGAATCTCCCGCAGTCGGTGTAGAGCCAATTCCGACACGCCCATCTGTATCTACAACAAACGGGCTTGAATCAGGGTTAGCTAAATCCTCAACCAACAGAGCGTTACCTGCACCTGTTTGAGTGATGCGTAAAGCTGCATTTGCAGAATTGTCCGAAATGACTGCATTTCCGTTAAATGTTGGACTAGACGGAATGTACGCATCATTTTCGTCTAAATACACAGCTTTTTCAGCAGGGTAAGTGACAAAAACGGTCAATGTGCCTGTAAACGAAACAAGTGAACCCGTAGAGGATGAAAGCACCGTTGTCCTTGCTAACGTGCCTACCCCAACCGTGCCGATACCTACTTCCCATTGATTCGTATCAGATGTAATTGTGTAATAACAAGTATTCCCGTTTCCAATTGCTGCCGAAAACGTCTGAAATCCCGCATACGCACCAGCTAAGGTTAGTGTGCCAGTTCCGGTGGTGGTTGAATACTCTTGAACTCTGTCTGCTAGAACAAGTGCCATTATTGAATGACCTCCACGCCGATAGCTTTACCATCTTTGCCACGAATAATGCGTTTGGGCGCTGCCATCACACCCACCGCACCGTCAATTCGGTTCATAGTTTGACCGATCATATCTGCTATGTTGTTGTGCAATTCGTGCATTTTGCCCATTGCAATCGCTAAATTATCGCCCAATTCCCTCGTGACTTTCTGACTTGCCGCCTCTTGTGCTTCAAGCAATGGAATGTCCATGCCTGGATTAGCACCGATCCTTGCTACAGTAATCTTTGTGGCTTGCTCAAGTTCAACTTTCCAACGCTCTAAGCGTTCAGCGTGATCCAGTTCGGCTTGCTTCATCTGTGCCAAATGTTGTTGTTTTTGCGCCTCAAGTGCTGCGTCGGCTTTCATCTTCATTTGAGCGATTTGCATTTCAGCCTGTGCCTTAGCTTGAGCAATCTGCCCGTCAACTTGCGCCCGCATCTGATCGGCTTGTGCTGTGGCTTGCATCTTCATCTGCTCAGACTGTGCCTGTGCTTGCAGTTTCATCATTTCGGGATCTGGTGGGGGAGGAGTAGGATTAGCCGCCATTTGCTGCTGTTTCTGTTTCATCTGTTCCATAGCTTGGTCAATGACACCCTCAATCGGTTCGGCTTTCTTATACGCACCAATGCCGAATTTTACCAATTCCACCAACATAGGGATCATTTCCGGCGCTTGTTGACCCATTGGCAACGCTTGGTTCAAGAACCCACCCATTGCTTGCAAGAATTCAACTCGATCACGCTTGTTCTGTTGTTCGTCAATTTGCACCAAGCTATCCGAATCGACCTGAATCCGGAATGAACGCAAAGGCTTGTCTTTCAACAGCATTAACGCTTGCGGGATCAACGCTTGATCTGCTGGCTGCATTGCTTCGGCAGCTGCGTACTGAAGGATCGTAGACGGTTGGAACTTGGTGCAAATAACCTGCGCTTTAAGCTGAAATAGCTCACTTGCAAACAAGGCAACATCTTCCTGCATTGAACGCAACCGCAATCCTGCATACTGACCTTTAATCTGTTGTGCCGTGGCGGTCTCGCTTGCTGCGCCTTGACCTCGCACAATGTCGCTAATGCCTGTGATTTCATAAATGGTTTGTTTGATCTCATCTTGCGCCCGATAGCATTGCAGTAATGCGTTTGCCAGCGTGTCAATCGGCAACAAATCAATTGAACCTTTCAGACCATTCTTTTCTGAGAACGCCATCCACTTATCTACAGGGATGAGGGTGTTGTTATCACCTTCAGTTAAAAGACGCTGTAAAGTGGGTTGTGATGCGTCATAGACCCCACGCACCCGCAAGGCTTTCACCATCCCATCAATACGGTCTGTCAGAATGTCTAGCGCATTGGCTTGATCCTGATACAGCACGAAATCAGGGATCGGCACAAGCGTATCACTTGTCATTGTGGCGTACAAAGGCTTGGCGCATGGAAAGAAATTCTCAAGCTCTAACGGATCGTCACGCTCGTCCAATATGTTTGGGCAGCTCTTGCTAATCCAGTAAACCTTGCCGCTTTCTTTATCCCATATCTCGCATATCTTGGCTCTTGTAAAGTCTTTCGATTGCGTTGAATATTGTTTGTTCGTCTCTGGCCCTGCATCCAAAGGTATCGTTTTAGCCATTTCCTCGCCAAATCGCTCGACAAGGCTTTCTTTCGTCATGTACACCCAGCGCCAGACGCTTGTGACTTCTTCCCATGTCCGAGCTACTGAGTGTCCAAAGTCCTTCCAATGCACATAATCGGTAGGCGCACACTCGTATTCAATTTCTTCTTGAGGTTCTTCGCCCATAGCACCGTCAAGCGTCATTGTGTTTTGTGCTTGCTCACTTGTGCGGTCAACCTCGTCTACATCTTCAGTTACTTGCAACCCATCTTCAGGAATGTCTTGCGCCCGAACGTGCGGCTCGTATCTAACCCAAGCCACGCCACGCCCACCCAAAAACCTGTCCTCAACTGCGTGTCTCATCGTTGATCTAAAGTCGCTGTAATGCTCGATTTCAAAGTCAAGCGCACGTTCAATCAATTGCGAGGCAACACGGGCAACTGGATCGTTGTCCCCAAACCGTCGAGATACATCAGCTTTGGGCAATCGAGCATATACGGCAGGGATTAGCGTCTGTACGTTAGACCACAGAATGTTGAACTTTGCAGTCTCGTTCGTGTTTTGATTGCGGTTGTCATCACGATACCGTTTTACAATCTTCTGCGAACGAGCTTCCCATTTCTTGAATTCGTTATCGTACTGGCTGATTACATTTAGCCATTTTTGAACGCCTGTAAGTGCTTCCATTTCAATATCTCGCAAAAATTACGTCACGGTTGACCCGTCCGACAATCTCATAGCCCCAACTTGCAAGCAATTCAATAGTATCTTCGTCGCTGTATCCGTATCGAGTGCCTAAGCCCTTTAGCTCAAGCGTAATCACTGGATACGTCTTTTTAATGGTTTGTTCAGCACCTAACAATGCTAAATGCTCGTAGCCTTCAACGTCCAACTGGATGAAATCGCAGTCATGGACTTCAAAAAAATCAATCGGTATGACTCGCACATCGTTACCCGCTTTGAGCTGATGCGCCCCTATGTTGTCAGGGTACACATGGTCAACGGACGCTGTGCCTTCTTTGTCACCAAATGCGGCTTGGGCGAAATCAATGTTTTCGTGGCCTGCAACATTTAATAGCAATGCTTGGTAATTGACGGTATCAGGCTCAACTGTGATGACACGCTCAAATTGCTGCGCCATCGTTGCAGGAAATACGCCAATGTTGCCACCCGCCTGAATGACGGTGCGAAACTTTTTTATAAAGGCATAACTCTCCTTTAAGTCTGGCAGCTCGACCAAAAGTGCGTTAATGCAACACTCGTCTAAGTCAGGTACTTGCCACCCGTTAACCAATTTCATACGGTATCCTTGTCTGTTCCCACGGTCTAGGTTTGCCGTGAAATATCACAACCTTTGCATCGTTTAAGCCCTTGGGCAGTACATCAGCCTTAAAGCTCACAATCCCTTCGCATATATCTTGCCAGTACGTCACTCGATCCTTCATGTGGTGTTCAATGTAACTTTGATCGCCACCTGCTGCGTACATCTGTAATTCTGCAAACTTGTCGTACAAATTAACGGGTTTTGACCAGTACATCATGCTGCTTTGCATTGCTTTTGGGTTGAACTGACCCCGATAAACATCACGCATAATCACAAAATCGTGCTGTTTTGCCGCCTCGATCATTTTTGTGCAGTCACTAGTTAAAACCGTATCTAAGTCAAAATACAGCGCACTTGGTAGCCTAAATAACTCCATCTTTGCCCACCAACCACCCCAATCATGCAACAAAGGGATGGTTTTGCACTCTAGCTCAACATCAGACAAACACACAAATTCATGCGGTGGCAGATACTTGGCGCACATCTTTTGCAGCGCATAAACGTGTTCAGGTTTGAAATCACCGCCCGAACGCAATACGCTTGCTACGATCATGCGCTAAATATGCCAATGGCTAAGACTTCAACGCCTGCGCCAGTTGTAACTTTCCACGAGCCTGTGCGTGAAATAGCGTTGACTTCAATGTTGTAGACGTTAACGCCTGTACCTGCTGATGCTGGCAGAATGGTGTGCGAGAATGAGCCATCTAAAATAATGACGTTACCTGTGGCAGCTGTAGACACGGTGCAAATTAAACGGTGTAAGTAGTCACCAGTTGCGCCTGTGCCGCCTAAGACCTGTGCCGTTTGGCTAACTGCTACGTGTTCGTACTGGTATTCGTATGGATGTTGTATGCCGCTCATAATCTTCTACTCCGTGGTGTTGTGTGGGTTGCCCACATATCATTCAATGTAACTGTGTTCTCTGGCCCAACCATCAGCGGCTTGACCGTATCCGGTGGTTTAACTTTTGGCTCTAACCTCCAAGCAATCGCTAACATTCTGAAAGCATCAGCTGGGTGGCTTGTCCAATCGTGCCGTGGTGTTTGCCTAAACGCCTTCTTATCCTCGTCGTATTCCCGCTGGTATTGCCTTAGTGCCTCTAGCCCATCGTGCGTTCGTTCGTTATCAAACCAACACATCGGCAGCA